GTCCTAATAAATATGGTGAAATACCAAATAATACCAGATGAAATTTTGTTCTCTGATACAGGAGGTGAACACCCACATACTTATAAATTCATAAGTGAATTTAATAATTGGTTACAATCTAAAAACTTTCCTTCAATAAAAACTTTGAATTATAAAAATAAGTTTGGAGAAGTTCTAACATTAGAACAGGATTGTCTAAATAACAACACTGTCCCTCCTATTGCATTTGGTTGGAAGACTTGTTCTCAAAAATTTAAGATTCAACCAATCGAAAAGTATTTGAAGTTAAAATATCCAAATGAAAAAATTCAAATGTGGGTTGGTTTTGATGCAGGTGAAGAACGTAGAATCAAAGCAAATCCAAATGAAAATTTTGAAAATTACTATCCATTGATTGAATGGAATTGGAATAGAGAAAAATGTGTAGAAGTTATCGAACAAACTGGATTATCAAAAGCAGGTAAAAGTTCTTGTTTCTTTTGTCCAAATATGAAACGAAATGAAATACTTTCTTTACCAAAAGATTTGCAAGATAGATGTATTTCAATGGAAAAAAACGCTACAAAATTAGCAGAATTAAAAGGATTAGGAAGAAACAAAAGTTGGACTGAAATAATAAATGCTGATCGTAATCAAATGAAGATTGAATGGGAAGAAGAAGATTGGCATCAAATATCTTGTGAATGTATAGAATGAATATGCAACCTTACAAACCAACATACCTGCCGCGTCAGATTGAAGCGTTGAACTACCTGAACACCGATAGCATCGTTGAACAGTTGTTATACGGTGGCGCGGCAGGGGGTGGGAAGACTAAGTTCGGTTGTATGTGGCAGATTCAACGTCGTTTGAAGTACGCAGGGACGCGTTCTCTTATTGGACGTAGCAAATTAGACACTCTGAAAAAGACAACGTTAAACACGTTCTTTGAAACTGCTGAGGAGTTTGGATTGATAGCGAATAAACATTACACCTTCAACGGACAATCCAACGTGATTAAGTTCTTCAACGGAAGCGAAATTGTTTTGAAAGACTTATTCGCTTACCCTTCGGACGTTAACTTCAATAGTCTTGGTTCGTTAGAAATCACAGACTACTTTATTGACGAGTGTTCCGAAGTAACTGAAAAGGCGGTCAGCATCGTTCACTCCAGATGCCGCTATAAACTAAACGAGTTCGGTTTAATTCCCAAAGGTTTCTTGTCTTGCAATCCTGCAAAAGGTTGGCTTTACAACGAGTTCTACATGAAGAACAACCGCAACGAATTGCCTTCACACCGCGCCTTTGTTCAAGCGTTACCGCAGGACAATCCGTTCTTACCTGTTGCTTACATTGAATCTCTTAGACGACTTCCTGAATACGACCGCAAAAGACTTTTAGAAGGCAACTGGGAGTTCGACGACGACAGCGACAAACTATTTCAAACCGAGAACTTACTTCGAATGTTCCGCAACGAAGTAATCAATGAAGGAAAGAAGTACATCACAGCCGATATAGCGCGTTTTGGTAAGGACAGAACGATTATCTGCGTGTGGGAAGGACTTACTATAATAGAGGTTATTGAAATGAATCGTGCAGCGTTGGACGAAGTCGTTAACAAAGTTCGCTTAACGTGTCAGCAGCATTCAATTTTATTGCAAGACGTTGTCTGCGATGAAGACGGTGTTGGTGGTGGTGTTGTTGACTTCTTAAAATGTCGTGGGTTTGTCAACGGATCTAAACCGAAGCACCCACAATACCAAAACTTAAAGAGCGAATGTTATTACAAACTTGCTCAATACGTCGAAGAAAACAAAGTCACAATCTTATCCAGCACACGCAAAGAACAAATCGTGCGTGAGTTGGAAATGATTAAACGACACCGCGCTGACGTGGACGGAAAACTTATGGTAACTCCAAAAGACGTTATTAAGAACCGCGAAGGAATTTCACCTGACGTTGCCGACGCAATAATGATGCGAATGTACTTCGAACTTAATCCAAGTTATGGACAATATGTTGTTGGATAAAATAATTTAGCATACATTTACGAAATGATTAGACATTTAAGATTTCATACAGGAACTTGGGGTATGGAAGAACATGAAAAATTCATAAATTACTGCAATGAAAATGAAGTAGAATTTATTAATTCTTGGATATTTTACCATAGAGATCCATCAAATTCTCATGTGCCTGAAAGTATAAATTACGTTATTAAAATAAAACAAGAAATAGAAAACAAACAATAATGAAACAAACACCACTTTACGAAACGCTCAAAATGACTTACGAGCGTGAGCGCGAAATCGTTAATTCAATGGCAACCTACTTTCAACAAGGAAAGATTCTTGGCGACATTCTTCTGGAACTTTCACAGCGCAAGGACATGAACGCGAAAGAGAAAATATACTTAGCGTTAATGATTGGTTCAATGATGTCTAAACCGAATGAAGATGGCGCAGAGCAAAACTAAGAAAGGTATCTGCGTGTACTTACACAAAGACCTGTGGAACGAGATTGACGAGAAACGTGGGGAGAATAGCCGCAACATATTCCTAAGCGAAGCTATCCAGTTCTCAATGAAGTTTTACATTCCTGAATCTAAAGTAAAATTGACAGAACAAACGTCGACAAAATAGCGACGGTTGACGTAACGACTAAAGCGTGGTTTCTGCGCTTTTTTTGTTTCTCTAATTTCTTTTTATCAGCAGCAAGATTGTTAATTTCCTCTTGCAAGACATCTTCTTTCTGTTCATAAGCCTCAACGACTTCTTGTAAGTTGTCAATCTTTTGTTCTTCGATGTTAATTTGTTTCTTCAGGTTGTTAATTACCAATGAATCGGAAGCAATAACGCTATCGCAACTGTTCACCAAACGGATAACATCAACAATAGTAATAGTATCTCGAATAATAACAGAAGAAACAGTTCTTTTATAGGTGGTTTTGGCTGTAAGTTGAGCATCTTCATACGTTCGAAGTTGTTTGTAAAGTTCAATCTGTTCTGTAAGTAGTCGGTCGTATTCGCCAGCGTTGTAGTTTATGATGCTATCTTGTGTTTGTACGTTTTCTTGTACGTTTTTTTTACGCGTACAACCCCACCAATTCCAACACAACACCAACCAAAGCAACGATGTTCCAATAAATAGCAGCAACGCTGCGAGTATATTCCTTTTCATAATATTTGACCTTCGTGTATTCTTAAATTCTTGACGCTGTAACTTCCGTTTGTTGCTTTCTCAACGATAGCGAAGCCGTGATTATACTTCGAATAAGGATTGTAGTCAGGAGATAATTCACTTAAGCAACCAACACCCCAACAAGTAATGAACTTGCCGTTAGCGTCCCTCTCGTTGTGTTCTGCTGTCTGGTGATGATGTCCGCAAAGCGCGGACACCTTAGTTTTCATAAACAACCCACGCGCTACGTTAACCGAAGGAAGGAATTGCTTACCAAACTCGTGTCCGTGAAAGATTGAAAGTTTACCGATATTCAATTTGCTCTTGCCGTCAATCCAAGTGATGTTATGCTTGTCTAAATGACAAAGCGAAGCAAAATCAAACGCATCAATGTCGAACAACTCAGGCGCTTTTACTCTCATGTAACGCCAATACCTTTCTTCGTGGTTGCCTTCTTTGTAGTAGATGTGAGCGGTTGGAAATTGTGTACGCAGCGTGTCCACAAACTGACGCATTGCGTAGAGTTCGTCTTTGAATTTTCTCTTACGTGGATCTTTGACGAAGTCGCTAATCATGTGACAATCTAACGCGTCACCGTTTAATATCACAGCGTCGCACCCTTGACGAACACCTTCGTTAATTGCAACGGTCAACGCTTCGTTGTCCTGATAAGGAATGTGAACGTCGCAGAGAATTAAGAACTTCGTTCCCTTCACCTCAACGTGTCTGCGCTTCTTTGCGTAAGACTTCGGTAGTGCAAATGGGTTGAGTGGTCGTGGTTTTGCTTCAAACAAAGACTTGTCCGTTGTTCTCTTTCTTTCAAGGTTACCATGCTTACCACGAATAGTACGAATAAAGTCACGTGCGTGTTCTTCTGTTGTGTAAACTTCGGGATATTCTGCAAACAATTTCTTCGCAAGAGTGAGCGAAGGAGCGTCTTTGAATTTGGAACAAACTTCCTCA